CTTGTCCCCTGAGAGGCTTTTTACCTCTCCTAGCAGGCCGTGAGTTCCTGCCTTGACCAATTGAAGTTGTTTTAGGTTTGCTTTCAATGAGAACAGAGCCTGAAAGACTTTTCCGAGGCTTAGCCATTATCAGGGCTCCTCAGGCCAAACAATTTCCCAAGGGAAACCATCTTGAGAAGGTACTTCCCGCAGTAATTGACGATAAGCCGCCCATGCTGCAGTGTCGACTGGGGCATCGGGAAGTTGTGTCCAATCGCAATCGGCAAGACGCTTGTTGCGTTCTGTACGAATGATTTTCGAATGCTCAGTGTCTTTTGCAAAGCAATAAGCTTCGTACTGTTCCGCAGCGGTGTGGACTACGCCTTCTTCATCGGTGTAATCCTCGAAAACTGGGCCAGCAATGTATTTAGCGAACCATTGTCCATTGATTTCTTCCACTCCAGCGCGTTGGCTGTATTGATAGGGAGGAATGACAGTGGCTTGCGGACCTTCGAGGATTGGATCGTAGCCATAGCTGTCCAAAATCTCTGGTGTCAACACGCGAGGGAAGCTGGTAGTGGGAAATTCAGCGCGGAATTGGCTGTCAGTAGTGATGGTGCCAGTAGTGCGATTGCGGAGTTCCATGATTAGTTAATGATGAAAAGAAAATTAAGCAATGGCAAGGAAGATGTAACTGCCGCCATTCGTGTTGGCAAAAGTTCCGCTAGGTAATGCAAAACCAGACGGATTTGGGTCAATTACATCAGAAGATACTTCGGGGTCAGTTGAATTAAGGGATAAATAAGGGTCACTTCCGCTGACGATGCCACGGGCTGAATCGAAAACAAGCCATTGCGCCGATGCATCTGTGCGTTTAATGAGGACAAACCTAGCCCCATTGGTAAAGCCACAGTCAATATTAAGAATAGAGTTGTCACCTGTGTAGCTGCCAACTTTGCTCACGCCTGGACAGGTGGCAAAGAGATAGGCGATGTAATTAGCGCCGTTCGTATTTGTCTCACCATCAGACGCCACTGAAAACACAGAAGAAGTGGGGAGCTCTCCAAATCGAGAAAAGAAACTAAATGAGGCGGGATCGGAAGAGCTTAGGCGCAGTACACTTCCACTTCTGTTATATTCATCAGCAGAATAAACGCACCAAGGCTGAATGCTTGTTCGAGATTTGACAATTATTAATTCAGGCACCACTCCAAGATTGTGGGCTACAGTTCTCAACGATCCAGTTCCTGTGTAAGGTACTACATCAAAGAAACCTGGAGCACGGCCAAATAGTTCGTAGACAGTAGCATCGCCATAAATATTTGGCGCCTTTATTCCATTGCTTATGTCGTACCAACGATTAGCGCCGCTTTGCTCTACGCCAGTTGAAGGAGTTGACAAAAACTTGTTGCCAGTAATTCGCGTCAAGACAGTTGAGCCGCCAGAGGTGGTGCCTCTCCTTAAGTCAAACAATGCATCGACAAGAAAGTTTGTAGTTGCCCCGTTGACGCTATCATTCGCCGCTGTACTCGCACTGAAAACTTTTGTAGCGTCCGTAGGCACTTTCATCGGCCCACGACGAATGGCTATGTAAATATAACGTACGCTTGGATCCCCGCCGACTACTTGCGTGAATCCAGTGTTACCTATTGAATAAGCGCCAATAGCAGAGCTTTCAGAGTTTGTTAGATTTGCCGATGTGTAATAACTAGTGCCAGACAGATCAAGCCCCCTCGATACATCTAGTAAATTCCAATTATCAACAAAAGAGCCAATGGCAGCATTGTTTCTTTTGACTAATATCCATTGAGGTTCCCAGCCAAGATTTATGGTTGCGGCACCATTCCCATCAGTAACAAACTGGTCGCAAGTGATCACGTTTTGATCGCCGTTTTGGCCAAAGCCACCAGCATTGTGAGCGAATAAATAGGCGACATAGCTATCTCCACTGGCATTGACTGTCGTGTCATTTCCAACGGTAAATACTGTACTAGTAGGCGTGGTGTTGTTCCAATATGCACCAGAAGTAGAAGCGCCCGCAGATGAATTCAAAAAGTAAAACGTACCTGCGCCTCTGGCTCGATGGTAAACCACCCAGTTCGTGGAAGAGCTAACTTTCTTGACAATAATACAACCAGGAACACTCCCTAAATTGTGCGCAATATTACGACCTAAGACGCCATCACCTGTATAAGTGACAACATCAAAGAATTTTGGCGCCTCGCGGAATGTCCAAGAAACGTATGTGCCTGTAGCACTATTTACACTGGTTCCGCTTCCCAGTGTAAAGCCAGTCGAAGTGAAGCCGCTTAAGCGATTTAGATCGTTGATCGCTCCACTGGCATTGTCTGTATTCAGCTCTTTTCCAGCTCCTCGTACTGTGTCATAAACGCAGTTGCTGTTGGATGAATTTCGTGGCTTAATCCAAACCATCCCTCCCTTAGTCGCTAAATCAATGCCATTTGTAACAGTTTGGCTACTTCCTGTGCCCGAATACAGAAAAGTGGAAAATACATCCTCTATATAAAACTTTTCTTCTTTTTTACCAGCAGCGGCAAATGCAATAAGCTTGGAAGTGGGATCCATCTATTTCTCCAAAATCAATTGACGTAGTCTACCAGTGCCGCACCGCGCCAGCGGGTGCCACCGTCATCAGTGACAAACACAAATAGGTGTGTCCTGCCAGCGGTTAATGTGGGGGCAGTGTCAGTATTGAATTTCACGCTTGCTGGCCAGGTGATAGCGCCAGAAGTTTGCGTGATTTCAATCATGAAGCTATAAGCCCTTCCCGAAGGCACATTGCTAAACGTGAAGGTACTAGCGCCATTAATTGTTTTTGTGAAATAATTGCCAAGCGAGCAGTCAATATCAAGAGCGGCCACCGCTTGAGGAGTCTGAGCAAATGCTCCGTTCAAATCAAGTTCTACAAATGTTGCTGCGCTCGACTGGCCAACAGCAAGGGTTCCACTTGCAACTACATTGTTACCAGAAATACCGCTAGTGGTAACAATCGAACCACTGATATTAATAGCAGTGGAGCCACTAATGGTTCCACTCGTAACAGCGCCACCATTTACTTTTCCTGCAGTTGTAATGGTTGCTAGTTTTGTATCGGCAATGGCAGCAGCGGAATTAATGTCAGCGTTAACAATAGAATTGCCAAGGCTCAGCTTGCCATATGTAATAGCAGCAGACGCATTGATATCAGCATTGACAATGGTGCCATCAACAATATTGTCACTGCTAACAGTGATGCCACTCGGTAAAGCGCCGCTATCGAGCTTCGTCAGAGCAATTGCCGCCGCAGCGTTAATATCAGCGTTGACGATAGTGCCATTGACAATATTGTCACTAGCAATGGTAATACCAGTGGGCAAGGCACCATTGCCAAGCTTCGTCACTGCAATGCCAGCAGAAGCATTGATGTCTTCATCAACAATCGTGCCGTTCTTAATCAGCGCGCTTGTAATAACAGGAGAACGCCACGCAGTGCCGTCCCAAACCTTTGTTACATAGTCTCCACCAGTAATATCCAGCCATTGCTCACCAACAGTATTGCCAGAAGCACCACCACTTGCAGGCGTAGCATTAGGAGCGCCACTGCCAACAAATACAGGCGCCACTTTTACTAAGTCATCGCTGCTACCACGCAAGTAGATAGCTGGATCACTGTGGTTGTAATTAATGGCAATCTGACCAAAAGCAAGGCCAGAAGCAGCGGGCCGCTTAGAGGCGGTCCCGCTGCGCAGGTTGTAAATGGGAACTTGTGCAGTCATTGTTAATTACAGAATGAAAAAGTGAAAATGACCTCAGTTTGATCAGTAAGTGCCAGCGTCAATGGCAGTGGTGGCGGTATTGATAATCCCCACCACTTGATTAGCGGTGAGATTTTGCACGTCACCAGTGCCAGCGCCAGCAGCACGACCCTTCACGGTTGCCTGCGTCACTTGCACAAAACGATCATTGTCAAGTGAATTGGGCGGAACAGCGCTCGAAGAGAACACTGTCCAAACCAAATCATCTACGTCAAGAATGGGGTTGTCAGTAACTTGTACGTAGGCAATGCCGCCCTGTGTGGTGCCTTCAATGATGAAGGTGAACACACCAGCAGTGAGTTCATCACTTGCATTGGCATCATCAGCGCGAGTAAGTACTGCAGGGCGATTAGCCGCGCCAGTGTCGCTGACGAAGTAGATGCCGTTCAATGTGGCATCCGTCTGATCCTTCATCAGCACGCGGTCGCCTTCTGCCAGCGTCACGCCATCAGCAGAGAACGCACCATTGGCAGTGGCTACTAAATAGAGCGTATTGGCAACAGTGAGAGTGCCAGAGCCCGTGGTAGTAATGTTGATTGCAGTGCCGCCAACAGCATCAGCGGCAGTTAGTGCCAGCTTGATGAGATTGACGCCCGCATTGATAATGAAATATTCAGTGAGTGACTGAAGACCAGTGGGCAAGCTACCAGTGGTCGAAACATACACACGCTCACCAGTGGTGAACGGATGGTTGTTAATTGTAATCGTGTCAGCACTAATGTCTACAGAACTTGCAGTGCCGACAGAGTTGAAATAGGTGGCGTCAAAATTAGCCGTGCTAGATGCACGACATGCTTCCTTAACAGACAGGCCCTGTGCAACAGAGTCTGCATATTCTTTAGTAGCAGCATCACTAGCACTTGTCGGAAGCGCCAAATTAGTGATGCGGAAGCCATTCAGATTGACATTTTGAGAAGCTGCGTTAAGTACGTTGTTTGCATTAACATCAACAACAATCTCCGAGCCAACAGTGGAAACGCTCGCCCTTGTTGAACCAGGACGAATACTCTTCAGTTCAACGCGATATTCACCAGCAACTGCAGACTTGCCATTGACAATCAAAGATTGACCAGTGGAACCCACGTTTACTGCCGTGGAAATACCTTCCAGCCCAAACAACGCAGTTTGGGACGTGGAACCGCCAGTGCCACCTTGAGGGATGGACAATGGAGTGGTAATACCATTGAGGCTTGTAATATCGCTGTTATCGCCACGAGCAGCAGCGCCAAGGCTCACGCGAGCAGCAGAAGCCGTAGAAGCATTGGTGCCACCAAGGGCAACGGACAGTGGCTGGTTAGTGGCAAGATCATTAATGCTGATATTGCCAGGCACCACGTCAACACTAACGCTATTGCCAGTGGAGCCAGTGGTAACAGCTACCTTATTGCTGCCAGCTTCAATGGGGCGAATCTTAAGGTCTTTCGTCCCGTCAACTTGCGTAACAATCTCCTTCACAATGGAAGCAGATTGATTATTTGCCGCAAGGTTAGTAGCAGTGGCTACGTTTGTCGTATTGACAGTCAGGTCAACGCGATTGGCGGCGTTGTTATCAACGCCGCTGATCGTTACGCCAGCGCCAGGAACGAGGTTGAGTTGTTGGCGGGTGCCAACTGTTGTTCCACTATTGCTATAAATACTCTTCTGAGTGGTGGTATCATTGACCACCGAGATAGTAATAGTATTGGCAACATCGCTATAGGCGAGATTTACGCCAACGCCTTGCTCAAAAAATACATCAAGAACGTCTTGAAGGCTTTCCTTCAAATTGGCGTAGCTGATGCGCTTGGTAACGGAAAGCTCC